CAATGCTGTTACTAAAGGTAATTTTCAATGGTTAAATGGTGTTAAAGATGGTAAAGTTATATTTTACCCAGACAGTAATGGTAGGTTTAGAGTGAGTTGGACACCACCAGCTAATCTACAAAACAACGTTATAATAAAAAATGGTATTAAATTTCCAGGTAACGAGCACATGGGTGCTTTTGGTTGTGATAGTTATGATATATCAGGAACAGTTGATGGTGTAGGTTCTAAAGGAGCTTTACACGGCTTAACAAAGTTTAGCATGGAAGATTGTCCACCAAACCAATTTTTTTTAGAATATGTAGATAGACCACCAACCGCAGAGATATTTTTTGAAGATATGTTAATGGCTTTAGTTTTTTATGGTATGCCAATATTAGCAGAGAATAACAAACCTAGATTATTATACTACTTAAGAAGAAGAGGATACAGAGGTTTCAGCATGAATAGGCCAGATAAAATTTGGAACAAACTATCTGTTACTGAAAAAGAAGTAGGTGGTATACCAAACTCAAGTGAAGATGTTAAGCAGTCTCACGCTGCTGCTATTGAAATGTACATACAAGATCATGTTGGTAGAAAACAAGACGGTACGTATGGTAAAGTTAATTTTAATAGAACTTTAGAAGACTGGGCTAAGTTTGATATAAACAATAGAACTAAGTTTGATGCTTCTATTTCTTCTGGACTAGCTATAATGGCTTGTAACAGACATTTATATAAACCAAACGCCAATATAAAGAAAGAAAAAATAAATTTAAAATTTGCTAGATACAAACAATCTGGCAACAGATCAAAACTAATAGAAAATTAATATGGCTGAGTCAGTTGTAAAAAGTTATTTTCCAAGTCAAGTCGCAAGTGACTCTGAGAAGATGAGTACCGAGTACGGTCTTAAAGTTGCTAAAGCTATAGAAAGCGAGTGGTTTAAGCGTGACTCAGGTACTAATAGATTTTACGGAAATCAAACAGAGTTTCATAAACTTAGATTATACGCTAGGGGAGAGCAATCAATACAAAAATATAAAGACGAACTATCGATTAACGGTGACTTATCTTACTTAAACTTAGACTGGAAACCAGTACCTATTATACCTAAGTTTGTAGACATAGTGGTTAATGGTATATCAGAAAGAGTTTTTGATATAAAAGCTTACTCACAAGATCCTTACGGTATAAGTAAAAGAACAGAATACATGGAATCTTTAATAAGAGACATGGAAACTGAAGATCTTGCTGAGTTTGCGTCAACTGCTTTTGGTGTTGATATTAGAGAAAACAAAAAAGAAGAACTACCTGATTCAATAGAAGAATTAGAGTTACATATGCAGTTAAGCTACAAACAAGCTGTTGAGCTAGCCGAGGAACAAGCTATAAACACTGTTTTAGATGGTAATAATTATGATTTAACTAGAAGAAGAGTTAATTATGATTTAGTTACATTAGGTATAGGAGCTAGTAAAACTACTTTTTGTAAAAGCTCAGGTATTAAAATTGATTATGTTGATCCAGCTAACTTAGTTTATTCATATACTGATTCACCTTATTTTGACGATGTTTATTATGTTGGTGAAGTTAAGAACGTGACTGTAAATGAGTTAAAAAAAGAGTTTCCTGATTTAGATGAAAAAGCCTTAATGGATATAGTAGGCCAAGGTTTTCAGAACTCAGGGTTTTACAATAGAAGTTTAACAGAGTCTAATCAAGTTGATAAAAATCAAGTTCAAGTTTTATACTTTAACTACAAAACGTATGCTAACGAGGTGTACAAAGTAAAAGAAACAGCTACTGGAGCTAGTAAAATAATAGTAAAAGATGATACGTTTAATCCAGTAATGGATGCTATTATGGAGGCTAAGTATGGTAAAGTTTCTAGATCTATAGAGGTTTTATACGAAGGGGCTATTATATTAGGTACTAAAAAGTTACTTAAATGGCAAATGGCTAAAAACATGATGAGACCTAAAAGTGATTATACTAAAGTTAAAATGAACTATAGTATGGTCGCGCCTAGAATGTACAAAGGTAGAATAGAGTCCTTAGTTAGTAGAATAACTGGATTTGCAGATATGATTCAACTAACACACCTTAAGCTACAACAGGTTATGTCTAGGTTAGTGCCAGATGGTATATATTTAGATGCTGATGGTTTAGCTGAAATAGATTTAGGTAATGGAACTAATTACAACCCACAAGAAGCATTAAATATGTTTTTCCAAACTGGTAGTATAATTGGTAGATCGATGACTAGCGACGGTGATATGAACCCAGGTAAAGTTCCTATTCAGGAAATATCTAGCGGTGGCGGTGGACAAAAAATGCAGTCACTTATAGGTACATATAATTATTACTTACAAATGATACGTGATGTAACCGGGCTAAATGAAGCTTCTGACGCATCTACACCTTCAAAAGACGCTTTAGTTGGCGTGCAAAAGATAGCGGCTGCTAATTCAAACACAGCAACTAGACACATATTGCAAAGTAGTTTATTTTTAACATCTGAAATTGCTGAACTAATAAGCTTAAGAGTTTCTGATGTTTTAGAGTATTCTCCTACTAGAAACGCTTTCATACAAAGTATAGGTACACATAATGTAGCTACACTAGAAGAAATGAATAACCTTCATTTATATGATTTTGGTATATTTATAGAACTAGCTCCTGATGAAGAAGAAAAGCAAATGCTAGAGAATAATATACAAATGGCTATTCAACAACAAAGTATAGATCTTGAAGATGCTATTGATCTTAGAGATGTTAAGAATATTAAGCTAGCTAATCAACTACTTAAAATACGTAGAAAGAAAAAACAAGCTAGAGACATGCAGATGCAACAACAGAATATACAGTCTCAAGCACAAGCTAATGCACAGACTCAACAAGTTGCTGCTCAAGCTGAAATAGAAAAACAACAAGCTATTACTAGTCAAAAGATGGAGTTAATGAAAATGGAAGCTGATTTTGAAACTAGAAAGCTACAACAAGAAGCTTTACTTAAAAAAGAACTCATGAATCACGAGTTTAAAATAAATCAAGAGCTTAAGAAAATGGACTTACAGTCTATAGAAAGTAAGGATAAATACAAAGAAGATCGTAAAGACGATCGAACAAAAATACAAGCATCACAACAAAGTGAGCTAATAGACCAAAGAAATAACAAAAAACCACCTAAAAACTTTGAGTCTTCAAGTAATGATATACTTGGTGGTGGATTTGGATTAAATTCGTTTGATCCAAGATAATTTTTTAATTTTATAATATTATATTATGGCTGAAAATCAAGAAAACGATGTTCAAGAAGAAGTTGTAGAAACAACAAACGTTGAACAAGACTTAGTAGATCAACAAGAAGTTGAGACTAAGGTAGAAGCAGAAGTAACTGCTCCAAAAAACGAAGTGTTAGAAGATGGTACTGTTAAATTAGATTTGTCTAGCGTTGAAGATAAAGCTCCAACTAGCGATACAAACGAAATAAAACAACCAGTCTTAGAGCAAGAAACTGTAGAAGAACAACAAGTTGAAGAACAGGAACCTGTTTTACAGGAGATTACTGAAGAAGAAGTTGTTGAAAAAACAGAAGAGTTAACAGAAGAAGTGGCTGAAGCTGTTGAAGAAGCTAGAGAATCTGGAACACCTTTACCTGAAAACATACAGAAAGTAGTAGATTTTATTGATGAAACTGGTGGTAGTTTAGAAGACTATGTTAAGTTAAATCAAGATTATTCTAAGTTAGAGGACAATGCTTTACTTAGAGAGTTCTACTCACAAACAAAACCTCATTTGAATAGAGATGAAATTGATTTCTTAATGGAAGACAATTTTAAGTACGACGAAGAAGTTGATGAGGAAAGAGATATAAGAAGAAAAAAATTAGCATTAAAGGAGCAAGTTGCAAATGCTAAAAGCCACTTAGACGGGCAAAAGTCTAAATATTACGAAGAGATCAAAGCTGGAAGCAGGTTAGCGCCTGAGCAAAAGAAAGCAGTTGATTTTTTCAATCGTTATAATGAGGAATCAAAGATTAACGAAAAGCACCAATCTATATTTTTAAAGAAAACTGAAAATGTTTTTACCAAAGATTTCAAAGGTTTTGATTATTCCGTGGGTGATAAGAAATATAGGTTTAACGTTAAGGATGCTGATAAGATTAAAAATACTCAAAGCGACATTAATAATTTCACTAAGAAGTTCTTAAATGAAAACAATGAAATGTCAGATGCTAAGGGTTATCATAAGTCTTTATTTACAGCAATGAATCCTGACTTGGTTGCTAATCACTTTTACGAGCAAGGTAAAGCTGATGCTATAAAAAATAGTATTGCTAAATCTAAAAACATTGACATGGCGCCTCGTGGTATTCACGAAAAAGTTGCTGATGTTAGTGGTTTTAAAGTAAGAGCTATATCTGGTGAATCTTCTAATGACTTTAAAATTAAACTTAAAAAATAATCATTAAAAATTAAACTATGGCTTTTAATTCAACGGGTGCTGCATTAGCGCACCTAACACCAAGACCAGACAAATCTTTATTTGCTGGCAATTACCTGTCTATTACAGGTAACGACTTTAATTTCACAAAACAATTCTTACCAGAAGTGTATGAAAAAGAAGTAGAAAGATATGGAAATAGAACTGTTGGAGGTTTCTTACGTATGGTAGGAGCTGAAATGCCAATGGCTTCTGATCAAGTTGTTTGGTCTGAGCAAGGTAGAATCCACATTGCATTTGACGACTGTTCACTTGCTGCAGGTGGAGACGCTGCTTTAAACAAAATTACATTTTCTAGTACAGGTAACGCTGCTTACATTAACATTGGAGACACTGTTGTTATAAGTAAAGGTGGTAAAACTGCTAAATGTTATATTACTGCTAAACCTAGTACTACTACTGTAACTGCTGTTCCTT